CTGGTTGCCCGTGTTTGTGGCGGCGCTCTGGTTGCCCGTGTTTGTGGCGGCGCTCCGGTCGCCCGTGTTCATGGCGGCGCTCTGGTAGCCTGTGTTTGTGGCGGCGCTCCGGTCGCCCGTGTTCATGGCGGCGCTCTGGTAGCCTGTGTTTGTGGCGGCGCTCCGGTTGCCCGTATTACTCTCTTTCGCGCTCTTAAAATCCACTTTTTCCAGAATGAACTTCACGCCAGCCTGAATCAGCCCCGAAAGGCCAATCTCTGTTTCAATCTTGATTTTTTTTCCAACCCGCTTGCTGTCCTTCTCAGTCTGCTCGTTAGTATCCAAATCTACCTCGCAGTAACGCGAATCTGCCGGGTTGTAGTATCCGAATACGTCCATCGGGTTCTCGCAGGCGCGGAAACCCTTGTGGCAAATATCCGCCGCGTTTTCCTCATACTCTTTGCCGATTTCGTACTGAAAACCACGGCATTTCAAGTCCTTGTCAAAGCCTTTGTAGCATTTCACTTGCTTTTTCTCCTCTCCGGTGCTATAATCACCGTAAACCTATTTTTCTTTGCCGCTGTTCGGATTGCCGTCCGTCAGCGGCTTTTCTCATGCCTGCAGGTATTCCAACTCACCGCTGAGAGGTGCGAAACACTGCGGGTACGTGTTGCCGTAGATATCTTTCAGCAGTACAAACCGCCATCCCATGCGATCTACGGTCTTAACCTGCTGTGTCGGCAGCTTTGCCATCTTCTCGCAGCGCTGCTCCAGTTCGTCCAGTGTGCATACATCCTCCGGTCGAAAGTCCAGTCCGTCCTTCTTGTGTGGTGCAAACCGCATCACCCGCGCCATGTCAAACGCCGAGCCGTTAATTTTTACTACCATGCTTGTCCTCCGTTCTCATGCTGATTGTCTTTGCGCTCTCGCGCATCTGCAAGCCGTACTTCGCAGCGTTCATCGCCTTGCTGATAACCCGACGCTGCATGTCTTTGACTTTCAGCGTTTTCCTTCTTGCTTCCGTCATATCCTGTTTTCTCCCCTCAGCGATAACGACCACGATATCTCTGCCGGTGCTCATAGGCCGCAAGCAGTACGCTTGCCCTTGCGGCTACAAATCCGACCGCCAGCAGCGCCAGCATGATAACCGCACCGCTGAACAGGTCAATGCGGCCATTCTCAGTCATGCCACCAGAGAGCAGGACACCGAGGAAACACATTCCTGCAAGCCAGCCACAGCGTTTGTAGGTCATTGGTTTCAATCCCCTTTCGCAGTTTCTTGTAACCCTCGAACGTAGTGAGAGGGTTATTCTTTTCTTTCTTTCTTAGAAAGTTAAATTAATATATATTCGACCGTAGGGAGAATATATATATACTTCTTTTCTTTCTTTGTTACTTTCTTTCTTATGCCTCGGTGTGTTGATGGTTTGTTATCGGTGTGTTATCGGTTTGTTGATTGTGTGTTATCTGTGTGTTGATGGTCTGTTGTTAGAGTGTTATCTAACATTGCCGATGCGACGCTTTGCAATGTCACTTGCAACGTCGCCCAAATAGTAAACTACCCGTCTCTCACCGGGCACCCTCGGTGCACCGATAATCTTCTTTGCCGCCCGTTTATCCTGAAATCCGTATACTTTAGCCGCCTGTTCAAGCGTTAAAAGTACGGCTCCCGGAAAGAGCTGTTCAAGGTCGTTTTTGACCTCCTGCCGCAGCGCTTTGTATGTCCGTTCCTCCAATTTCAGCCCTCCGTTCTGTGTGTTAGTTGCCTGTTAGTTGCCTGTTAGCAGACTGTTAGATGTGCGCTGGTTTTCCGCTGCAACTCCGTGCCGTGCTTTGTCGTTCGCAGCCCTTGCGCTTACACGCTCAAATGTTTGCTTTCTTATGCATAAAGTGGTATAATGCAAATACCCGATATGGGTAATTCGATATAATGGAGGTCATCACCTTGACCAAACTTTTGAATTACCCCGCACCGTGAGTTTGCACTCGTGCCTGCGTACCCACCGCCACTGGGATAGCGTAAAAATCCTTGTGGTTACGGTAGTCTTGTACGCCTGCAAAACTGTATTTGCGTGGGTCTCCTGCTGCTGTCATCAGCACAAGAAATACAATGCGTCACAGAAGCGCTGCTGCAACAGTGCCCGAAAGGTGCAACGCATTCGCGGTAAACATTTGGCTGTTATAAACTCGGTTTGCAGGCCGGGTTTATTTCAGGTCATCGGCTCTACTTTCTGTCACCACTTCGGGTAAATTTTTTTTGAACACACAGAAGATGCTCTCAATCGGAATACCCGTAATGGACGAGATTAGTTTTGCCTGTGCAATGGTTGCACACTCGGGGTTTAGTTCGATTTTACGGTAAGTATCGCGCGAAACACCCATTTTTTCAGCCATTTGAACCTGAGTAAGACCGTTGGCGACTCTTGCCAGCTTTACAGTGTACGTCATTTTCAATCACCTCCTCGCGTTCCTGTGATTATAGTATACTCTACTTTACGTCACCTGTCAAGAACAAAAGTAGAATTTTTTCTATTTTTCTATTGCACATCTCTACTTTACATGATATACTCTAATCAGACAGAAAGGAGGGATTATACAATGAATATCTCCAAGAATATTAAAGCGATACGAGAACATGCCGGATTATCGCAAAGCGAGTTTGCAAACATGCTTGACGTTTCGGATAAAGCCGTATCAACATGGGAAAATGGACGCAGAGAGCCGCGCATGGGCGTTATTCAGAAAATCGCCGGGGCATTCGACTTGCAAATCAGCGATATATTAGATAGTGACCTTGGAGACTACTACAAAACAAAAAACTCCCCCGCTCCGGCACCAGCCGAAACAGGGGAAATTACAAGAGAGATGTCTATTGAGTTGTTAAAGGCTCTCGGATTGCTCGACCAGTCCGGCAACCTTTCCGACGATGATCTCGCGTTTCTTGCGCACATCGTTGGATTGCTCGAATGGCGTTTCGGCAATCGTTCTTAAAGCGTTATAAACGCGCAACGGGTTAGCGCACGAATTGAGCATTGCGGTAAAACGGTCGATGTTGTCCATGATGTTTGGTCCCTGCCTTTCCTGTTGTATACTCCTATAATATTACCTTATAATGGGAATATCAACAGCAATCGTTCGTCTTTTTATGGCATAATTATATCGAACATTTGTTCGATATGCAACCATGAATTCGACGATCACAAAAAAAGTCCCATAAACCGGACAAATAAAAAATGCCCGCCGGTGACGCAACCACCAAACGGGCATTTATACAAGGGCTTCCCTTGCACACACATTTTACCATAAAGAAAGGAAGTGTGCAAGGTGACAGACACTATGTTAGGGCATATCTGCACATTCTTGTTTTATTTCGGACTGACATACTTCATCGGAATCGTCGCACACGACGCAGCTGATGAAGTATGCAGCCAAACCAAAGAAGAAGAGCAGGCCCGCAACAAAGCAGTTTCCAAACGTGCTTTACGGATGGCGATATTCGTTGCTGTTGTCAGTACGATTATGAACGTACTTGTAGTGCAGGGCAACAACAAAAGCATCGAGGAAGCGCAGCAGGAAGGAATTGAGCTGGTGCAGGAAGATCCGCATGAATATATCGACGAGGACGTATTCCGGCAGTATGTTTCCGACAACATAGCGGATATAGAATCCGACTACAATCTTGTTTCGTTCGATGCGCTTTCGCAATACGCCGGAGATGAGCAAGCCATATACGACCAAGGTTGGCTCGATGCCTGCGACAACTACGGAATCGACACCGGCAGAGAAGATATCCCAGACTACGGATATTACGGTAAAATGTCCGAGCCAGACGAGCCCGCAAGCCCCACCGCCTACATCGCACCATCCGGCAAGCGTTACCACCTGTCGCAGTCCTGCGCCGGCGAAAACGCAATCGAAACCACAATCGCAGAAGCCAGTGACAAGGGCTACACGCCCTGCATGAACTGCGCTCAGTAACGTTTTTGAAACAAAAAAATCCCGCCCGGCGTTGTCAGCACCGAAGCGGGACGAGGGTAGAAACTTTGGAACGGAATCTACCCTCTTATTATACGACAAAATAGGAGGTTTTTCAACATGAATAAAAACAAAGATGGATATTATCGTGAATCATTCTCGTTTCAGGGAAAGCGCTACAATGTCCGTGCAAAGACGCAACGCGATTTGTGGCGAAAGGTGGAGGAGAAGAAACGCCGTCTTGAACAGGGTATCGACATTATTAACGAAAATACCACAGTTGATAAGTGGTTTACAGATTATCTGGAGACCTACAAAAAGACCACGGTAGCAAATAGCACATATCGAAACATGGTTGGCATGCAAAAAAATTATATCTCTCCGGTCATCGGGAATATGAGGCTGTGCGACGTTAAGTCAGCGCATTTGCAGCGTATTATGAACGAGGTTGCCGGAAAGTCCTTTTCCCTCGCAACCAAACTAATCACATTCATTAGAGCTGCGTTTAAGCAGGCTCGTATAGAGCGCATACTCACATTTGACCCTTCCGAGGGGATCACTATGCCAACAGCAGAAAGAGGTACACACAGGGCCATTACCGCAGATGAGCGGAAACATATACTCAACGTCTGCAAAACACATCGCGCCGGTTTTTGGGTTTTGTTTATGCTTTACACTGGTGCGCGTCCGGTTGAAACTCGCAAAGCCAAATGGGAAGATGTGCGTTTGAGCGAAAACAGAATAATCCTACATTCAGCAAAGACCGACTACGGCGATCGTTCCGTCCCTATCAATCCTGCATTGCGTCCGTATCTCACCGGAGGCACAGGATATATCTTTACTCAGCCGATAACTGGCGCTCCATATAGCATATCTTCCATGTATCACATGTGGCAGACTTTTAAGCGTGCTCTTGATATTGACATGGGTGCAAAGACTTTCCGCAAAACTATTATACCAGAGACATCTAAAGTAGCCGAAGACCTCACTCCATACTGTATGCGTCACACTTTTGCAACCGATTTGCAAACCGCAGGCGTACCTATCAATGTAGCAAAAGAACTCATGGGGCACAAAAGCATCGCTATGACCGCGCGAATTTATACGCACCTCTCTGACGAGGCATTTGCGTCTGCCGCCGATCGTATTGCGGAATTTCAGCAAGCGCGCGATAGCGGGAAAATCGCGTCTATTAGGTGACACATCAAGTGACACACCCAACACCACGCAAAACCCCTTTCAAACCCATTTATAATGTAATCGTCGCAATCCCCCGTTTCGTTTTATACCTTTAATAAATTCGTAAAAACAGAAATTCCTCGCCAAATTCAGAGTTTGACGAGGAATTTTATTCGGTTTTATATGCAAGGGTAAAATCATAGCATATTGCAGTTGCTTCAATATGTAATTCTTAAAAATCTCAGCTATATCTAACGATTTATGCATTAAAAATCACAGGTGACACATCAAGTGACACACAAAAGATAAAAAGGGAGGGCTCACGCCCTCCCTCTCTCATTTGCCGAACCCCGGAATAACCGTTCTCGGGTCAATACTCTGTCCGTTCTTATGCACTCTCAGGTGCAGATGTGGAGCGGTACTGCTGCCGGTGGAGCCGATCACGCCGACCTGCTGACCTGCGCTTACCGTGTCTCCCTGCTTAACCGTAGCCTTCTGCAAGTGACCGTACAGCGAGGTATAGCCGTTGCCGTGGTCTACCACAACATAGTTGCCGTAGCCCTTTTCCTCATAGCCAACCTGAATGACCTTGCCGCTGCCGATACTGTCCGCCGCCTGACCGTTGATAGCACCGTTCGCGGTATCAATATCAATACCATCATGATCAGAACTACTGTAACCAGTTGAGGTTTTAACCGGTTTTCGATTTCCATATTCACTTGTTACTACCACGTTGGAAAGGTTAGTCGGATTAACAAATCCCGCGCTGCTGGTTTTCTGCGAAGCCGATGAACGGTTTACATTGATACCGGTGTTCAAACCGCTTTCTTCTGGCAGTTTGCCGCCACTGGTGTAATGTCCGTCGATCTTTTTGTAGCCGAGCGCATGCATAACTGCCGCATACTCATTGTAGTTCGCCGTGTTCTGGCTGACAACCTTTGCAACTGCCGCCAGTTTCGCACCAGATTTGCCCTTTTCATAGGTAACACCGCTTGCCGCAGACTTAATCTGTGCGTACTGCGCTGCGCTGATACCGGCGCTTTCCACTTCTCCGATAGCGGCTTTTTCCTTTGTGCCGCCGTTCTCACGAATCATATCAAACGTATAGTTTGCAGGGTCAGCCTTAACCATCGAATAGAACTTGAACGTATCTTCAAGCGCCTGCCGCTTTTCACCGGTATACCCCTTGGAATCGAGGTAATACGAAAACTCCGTAGCCTCCAAAGAAGCGCGTCCCTTCTCGATATCCTCACCTTCCTTGGTGATCGCCTGCTTCTGAATCATCGCGTCCACATATTCCTCAGCCGTCACCTTGCCGCTGATTTTCTGGTACTTCTCCCACTGGCTGTCAGATGTACCCTTGATAAGCAGCGTGTGATACAGGCCGTTCTTCTCCTGCTCAGAAAGCGACTTGTCGCTCTTGATGGAGTTAAACGTCTGGTCTCGCGCTTCCCAGCCCTCCATATCGTTGTTCAGGCTGTCCTCCATCTCCTTGTAGGCGTAGTACAGGCCCGGTTCAATGCCGCTTTCGCTGACAATCTTCGTTGTGCCGTCCAGTTCCTTCTTGTATACCTTGTTTGCCGCAATCGCCTTGGCATACTTGTAAATATCCGCAACCGCTTCGATTCTCTCATCGTTCGACATTTGCTTGTATGCCTCGGATTTTGTCAGCTTGTCGATTGCATCGAGCGAGATTTTACCGCTCTGGCTTGTCAGTGTGGAATATTCCTGCGCGGTGAGGAACTTCTTCGTGCCGTCCTCAGCCTTGTAATACTTCTGCGGCTTGCTTGGCAAAACAGAGTTGTCACCGGTTGCCTGATACAGCTCCTTGAGCGCCTTTTCGGTCTGTGTGCCCTTTGCATCCGCCAAATAGCCCGGCGAGAAGAAGTTGTACGCTGCGCGTGCGAACACGTTGTCCGGTCCGTTCTTCTGTTCTCTGCCCCAAACATCCGTATATGCAGGCTGATACTGCGACAGTCCCGGAATTTTGTTCGCCTGCCGCTGCAAGAACTTCTGCACGCTCGACGGAACAGGACTGTTCTTGTCCGCATAGGTGGTTCTGCGCGTGTTGTCCACCGTCCGCGCAACCTGACCGAACAGCGTCGGCACGAACTGACCGCCAAAGTTGGTTGCAACGTTGCTTGCAATGCCAAACAGCGGATTGCTCTTGTTGTATGCCGCGCTCGAAACTGTCGAGCCAATGCCGGACAGCATCGTCATGTTGAGCATCGGGTCGAACATACGGCTGACCGTTGCCATTGCCTGATTGAACGCGGTTTCCTCGTCGTCGTACTTCTGGTGCAGTGCTTCATACAGCTCGCCGCCCATCGCAAGCGGCACAACAGCCGGAGACGCCCAGTCAATCGTGTACGACTTGCCACCGATGTTGATTGCATACTCCTGCTGACCCATGCCCGCATCAAAGTTTGCTTCCTTGTCGTCGTCGCTCGAGCCTGCAGAGAACAAACCTTGCGCTGCAAGGAACGCGCCGAGCGCCGCAACGCCCGAACCGGTGAGACCCTGTCCGATATGGTCGATCATCTTCGTTGCGTCCATATTGCCCTTCTTGACCTGTACCGCGTCATAAGTGATTGCTTTCAGCAGACCGACCGGTGACAGCTCAAACGAGCGTTTTGCAACGTTGATTGGCGTGCGTTTGAACGGCACAAGTGAGCCGATAATAACTTCTGTTGCCTTGTTCTTCTTTTCCAGTCGGCTGAGCGTGTCCGCCAGTGCCGACGCATCCTGAAACGTTGCGATCTTCGCGTCCTGAATCGCGTGCTGACGCGCCTCGTTCAGCTGTGCTTCCGTGAGGTTGTTTACGTCCCAGCCGCGCGCCGTCAGGAAGTTACCCATGCTGTCAATGTAGGATTTCTTCTTAAAAACCTGATCTTCCGCGTCAAGCGCCCATGTGTTCGCGTCCATCACCTTTTGCAGCGGCTTCGGAAACAGCTTCTGCCGCTGCTTGATTTCGCTCATTTCGGTTTTGTAGGCATTGCCGCTGAGTTCCGTCTCGACGTTTGCATAGTCCGCCTTGGCAAACTGCTTTGCCGCCTTGCTCGTATGCAGCGCACGGGTTCGCTTTTCCTTCGGCAAAAACTTCTGACCTACTGCCGAAACCTTGTGACTGGTATCGAGCGCCGCCGCAGAGGCTACGTTGCCCATAATGTTGCGGATATGCGTGCGCGGATTACCCAGCATCGCAAAGTAGCGCCATGCGTTCAGCATGTCGCCTGCCGTCTTAGGAATCTGCTGCGCAACATCATTGTAAATCTTGTCAGTGATTTCTGCACGCGCTTCATCGGTCTCTGCCTGCAAAAACTCTTTCGCTAAGTCCTCATTCAGTTTAAGTCCGTACTGGTCTGCGACTTCCGCTGCCGGAACGCCCTGTTTCTTAGCCTCCTTGTTCGCCTGCTTGTCAAACCGCGACTGATACTCCTGCTGAATCTTCTGTACAGCCTTCTGCAAGTAGTAAAGCTGACCTTCCGGCGTGGTCTTTTTGAGCAGCTTAAACGCATTTACACCGCGTCCGAGTACCGTGCCCTGCACCGCAAGGTCACCCGCGAGCTTCATTGCCGTCTGCGTGTCGCCCGCTTCGACCGCCGCCGTATACATCATCTGACCGAGTGCAATATCATCGTCCGTAACGGCTCTGCGGCCGTCCGTCACTTCCTCCCACTGGTCAAACGCGCCCTGCCATCCCTTCTTCTGAATGGTTTTCGTCGCACCGCTGAGCGTTTTTTTCAGCGACTTCACATCATGTGAAAACAAACCCTCTGCGACGTGGTTTTCCAGTGCCGGAATGAGGCTGTCAGGTGTCACGCCGCTTTCCATGATCGTTCTTGCAACATTGCTTACTTTGTCCGTGCCGTCCGTACTTTGCGGCACATCCACCATGCGTGCCGGGTTCATGCCCTCCGGAATCGCGCCGTAATCATTGACCATCTTGGAATACGGGTCGAATCCGGTTTCCGCCGCGCCGACCGAGCTTTCCGGCGTTACTTCCGCTTTTGCCAGCTTGGGGTTAATGTCCGCCTGCTGTGCCGCATGCGCGTTTTCCTGCATCGGCTGTGTAATTTCCGGCGGTGCAGTCTGAACGTCCATCTGCGCCGTCTCCGCCCCCGCACGGGTCAGCTTCGGCATAATGTCGTTCCGCGCCTGCCGCACATCCGCAAGCGTCGGTGCGCTCTGCGTCTGACCGGCTCTCTGCATCGGGCTCAGGTTGATCGGAGCCGCCGTCGCGCCCTGCATTACCGGGCTGATAATATTCCGGTCGAGTCTTGCGTTGGTGTCCTGAATATTTGCCGTGTGTGCCGGTTTGCCGCGCTGCACCACCAGATTACCGTCTACAATCTGTGCAGAGATAACATTTTCACCCAGTGCATTTGCTGCCGCCTGAATCTCCAATGCGGTCTGCAAGTCCTGCGCCAGTTCTGCGCTGATAAACTGACCGCCGCCGCGCTGAATATCTGCTTTTACCAGCTGTGCCGCAACCTGCGCCGCCTCGGCTCTGCTCGGTGCCTTGCCGTTCTTCTTGTAATAGTCGGAGTACCACTTTTCGTTGTTGCTTGCTCTGAAACTGGTTCCGTCTGCGTTCCACACAACAGACGTACCCTGCGGCGTGTAGTCTCTTACATACTGTTCCGCCGACTGCAATGCCTGATTGTATTCCTCAAACGTAGAATCAACAATTTCATGTGTTACCTGCTGAATGCTGACACCGGTTTTCTCCTGATTAGCCGCAAGCAGCTTTGCCCACTGCATTTCGGCATCACTCAAACCGCCGTTGGAATTACCCGCATCATCCACTGCAAACCGTGGAATCGTCTGCGTTTCATCCACCTGTGCCGCAACCTTCGTCAATCCACTGCGTCCCACTGGCAGATATCCGGTCGGAAGGGTCTGCGATACCTGTCCGTTCTGGCTTGCAAACAATACACTACCGCTGTCCGGTGCAGACGTGAAATCGCCGCGCATATTGCCGTACAGAACGTCCGGTGTATCCGCATTGTTAAATGCACGCAGATTGTTCGCAACACCGCCGTTCTCGTTCGCATACAGCGTGTTTGCCGTGCGTGTGTTGCCCTCAGGCAGTGCAAGCCGCTGTGCCGTCGGGAGTGCTTGCGGCGTGTTCGGGTGCAGTCGATTGTCCATCTGCTCTGCCGCCCGCACATCCGCATTTGCGTCATGAATAGAGGTGGTTGTCTCAGTCGGTGCAGTGTCGTATCTCCGGTTTGCCATTCGTCCCGCAAGGCCGCTTGCGCCCTGCATAATGCCCGCAAGCGTCATGCCGCCCTTTGCGCTGTCCCAAAGCTCCTGCGCAGTTGCGTTCTGTGCGTTCTTGTCGTAGGTAGCGCGTTTCAGATAGGGATTGATAAGCGTGCTCGCTGCTTCCTCCACGCCCTCACCGAGAATATCAAACGCCTTGTTGAGAATCTTGCTCTTGCTTCCCAGCTTTGCAACGCCCTCGTTCAGTCCAGGAATACCGCCGAACATCTTCTCCGTGCCGACTTCGGTTAAGCCGCTGCCCGCACCGTAAGCAAGCGCCTGATTGAGACTTGCGCCGTCGTTCAGCGCTTCGCGTGCACCGCTCGCCGCAGAATCGCCAAAGATTGCCGCTAAACTTGCATTTGCAAGAGGTGCTTTATCCAGCAGCGAGGAAACCTTGCTTGCCGTACCGGTTGCCGCACCCAGCGCCATGCCCGGCAGCATACGCGCACCGGAACCAGCAAGCTCCTGCGCTTTCTTTGCCGAACCGACAGGCTGTGCCCAGTCGTTCACCTTCTGCATTGCAAAATCCGCAAAGCTGGTGTTTACCGTGTTCTTCGCAACATCTTCCAAGAACTGGCCCGCATCCTGCTTGCCCGCCAGTTTCAGCGCGCCGCTCAGTGCGTTTTCAGCCGCAGAGGTGACATAGCGTGCTCCGTTTTCTACCGCACCCGCTGCATTGAGTGCTGCATTTGCAACGCCGCTTCCCCACGCCTTGCCCGCACTTTGCTTGCTGATAGCATCCGCTTCATCGTTCAGCCGCTTGTACAGCTGATACATCGCGTCCGCCTGTTTTTTGTTCGTCGTGCTCATCTTGCTGTACTGGTCATCGCCGTTAATACCGGCAGCCGCCAGTTTCGGATGAGAAATCAGCCACGGCACCGCAGCCAGCTTTTCTCCTGCATTGCGGTTTTTCATGTCCATAGCGATCAGATACGGATACTGCTTCTGCATCCGGTCAATTTCGTTGTTCAGTTCGTCATATCGTGACTGTCTCTGCTCCTGTGTCTGATAGTTCTGCCCAAACGCTGCATTTCTCGCCGTCTCAACCACCGGCTTGGAAACATTGGTCTTTCCGCCACTGGCTTTTGGCAGATACGTCGCGCCGGTATCGCCATTGTACGTCATGCCGAACTTCTTGCGGATACGGTCGTTAGCCGCGTGCAGGCGTGTCTTTTCCGCTTCGTCCGACGTGTTGTGCCACGCCATGGAGTTGGCATTCAGCGTATCAATCGCTTTCTGCCGTTCTTCCTTCTCATTCCACGTCTTTCCGGTGCCGGTTTTCGTCGTTGCTTTCTTTCCGGTCGGCAGCTTACCCCCAAACGAATTACCCAGCGAACCATTCATCTGCGTGTTCGCCGCCATCTGATTCCGTGCATTGATCGTGTGATTTGCATCTGCCGCTCTGCCAGCCCGTGCACGTCTATCGTTTGACCGCAGCGGCGTGTACACCTGCTGTGCCGCAGCATAAGGCGTTGCCTTTCTGGTACTGCTGCCGGTAAGGTAATTACTGCCCTGTCTCAGCGTCGTGCTCTGCCGTCTCTCCGCATCCGCCTTGCGTGCTGCGCTTGCGCGGCGGTCTGTGGTGGTCTTGGCACCTCCGGTTTTTGAGCCGCCGAACGAGCTGCCCAGCGAACCATTCATCCGCGTTTTGCTTGCCGTGCTTCTGGTCGTTCCTGTACTCTGACGTGTATTTCGGCTTCCCGTGCTTCCGCCGCCCTTTGCGGAGATTTTCTGCTTCGGTGCGTTCTTGTGCGTCGCGTTGTACTGCTGAATCAGCGCCTTGTTCTGCTTCTGTTTTGCTTTGATCTTAGCGTTTTTCTTTGCCTGTTCAAGCTGCTCTCTGCGGCCCTTGCTTAATGCCATTGTACGCCTCCATAAAAGAAGGGGCGGTTAAGCCGCCCCTGTATTGTTTAGTAGTAATTCGAGTTGTAGGTACCCTGACCGTAAACCGCTCCGGTAGGAATGCCGAGCACTGCTGCAATCTGTGCCGTTGCACCGCGATTGCCCATACCCTCCCATAGTTTGAGGTAGTAATCACGCATAGCATTCTGCTGATCGTTCTTAAACGACTGGTCATACTGCGACTGCTGCATATCCTGTGCTCGTTTGTTGTACGCAATGTTTGCAAGCGTCTGCTGTGCGTCAAGCGTCGGCATGCCGCCAGAATAGCCCATTGCGTTGTTATAGTTAAACAGATTGCCAATTGCGTTCTGTCGCATCTGCTCCTGCTGTGCAAGGATGTTCTGCTGTGCATTCGCCTGCTGCGCCATCAGTTCTGCAACGCTCTGCAAGCCCTGATTGGCCGTCGTATTGTAGGCGTTTGCCGCCTGATTTTCCAGATTGGCGAGGGCGTTCGCACGCGCCTGCTCGTTCTGGTTATACGCCGCATTGTAAGCGTTGTTCTGCTGAACCATCGAGCTTTCCGCAGCACCCTGACCGGAAATGCCCGCCGCCGCAAGCTGTTCGGGAAGATCGCGCTGTGCGGTTCGGTAGTTGATATATGCCTGCCGCGCTGCATCATCATAGCTCTGGTTCATCGTCGGCATCAGCTGTCGGTACTGCGCCGCTGCCTGTTCCGCCGCCTGTGTGTACGCATCCTGCTGCTTGGAGATCGCATCCTCGTAATACTGGTTGTACTGATCTGCATATTTCTGAGTCTGCCGCAGCTGATTGATATATGCCTGCATGGCAAGCTGGTTCTGATCGTCCACATACTGATTCAGATTAGCATTTGCCTGTGCTTTTTTCTGTCGTGCATCCGCAATAGACTGCAAATAGTCAATGTCGGTCGAGCCGCCGTTTACCGACTGCCAGAACGTGTTGCCGAGGTCGGTATTCTTGTAGTCCGCGCTCGGAATTGAACTGTGATTGTTGTTCTGGTTTTTGAGCTGATTGTAAGCGTTCAGGCCGATATTAGCCAGTCCGCCGATCAGGTTTCCGGCTGCCGCAGCCGATTTACTGCCCGCAGTCGGTGCGCTCCATGTGCCCGTCTTGCCGTCATAGGTGTAGCCGTGACTGCTGTACAGTGCCTTGTTCTTCTCCTGCAGCGTTTTTTTCGTTGCTGCATCTGCCGTGTGCCACGCCTGCGAGTTTGCCTGCGCCTGTTTCAGCCAGTCCGGCGTAGAGGTTGCGCTGCTTGCTGTGCTGCCCGTCGTGTTGTTTGACGAGCCGCCGGAAGAACTGCTGCTGCCGCGATTCGACGAGATCGAAGAAGAGCTGCTCGTGTTGTTCTTCTTTGTGTTTGCCGCAATGGTGTTCTTAATGCCTGTTCCCAGTACCTTTCCGATTGCGCCCCACGCACTTTTCGCCATATACTTCTCTCCTTTTCGTAAAATAAAAGCAGGTGTTTCCACCTGCTTTTTGTGTTTAGTTGTGTTTTACAACGTTTTCGTAGTATGCCGCCAGTTTGTCTTCCACTGCATCCTTGTCGCACAGCCAAAACGACTTTGCCATATCCGCGTAAAATTCATCATTGCCTACGCCGTGGCGCTCTGCAACCTCGCTGAGGTCGCTGTACACTGCGTTCATCGCTACCCAGAACTTTACCGGATTGCACCGCATACCACAGCGCTGCATCAGGTCGTTTGTCTGCTCCATTGTCCAGTGTCCGCCGGTTGAACCGTCGGCGTTCTTCATGCCGCGCACCCAGCGTTCCGCCATTTCGCGGTTGAGCTTTGCGCCGCTGCCGCGTGCATAGCCGAGCTGTTTGTCGCTGCCGCGTGTCTTGTCCCCTACATACGAAGTATCCCCCATACGCATAGGTTCATCACGAAACCCAATCGGGCGCATACCCTCGTCATGGTATGTCGGCATCTCGTCATACTCGGGATATTCCGCGCTGCTGTGCGGGGCAAATCTGCCGTTGGAATAGCGCGTATAGCCGCGCATCTCCGGTTCGCCGCCGTGAATACGCTCGTCATAGTAACCGTAAGGCTCAATATGATTGTACCGATACCGCACGCCGTAATGCTGGCGATCTTCGGGATACGCCTTGCGGTTTCTCCATTCCTCCGGTGCAAAGTCGCTTCTGCGGTTTCGCTGCATCAGCAGCATCATAGTACCTCTTTTCATGCCGTCACCCCCTTACGTTGTCGGTGCAGTTCCGTTGATGGACCGCAGCGCGTTAGAGTGAGAGCAGCAGGAATTACCGAGCATTCGGAAACTGCCGCCGCTGGACGAAGTGACAACGCGACACAGGTATTTGTGACGGGTGTCCAGATTAAACACTGTCGCCTGTGCGCCGTTGCATTTCAGCAGCGGATAGTTTACCGTTCCGTCGCCGATTGTGATTACTACCGGTGCGCCGATGATCGTTGTGCTCGGAATGTTCTGAGCGATTACGATTCCGTATACGCAGCCGTTCTGGTAATCTCCCGCCGGAATGTTCACCGTCAGCACGCCGCTTGCGTAAGTCACGCCCTGTGAGATACGCAGGTTCGGACACAGTTTTTGTACAGGCTTGCAAGCCATAATCAAAACCTCCTATCAAAGCCGGGGGAATGCCCCCCGGCTGAACGTATCTCTCACAGGCCGCAGCAGGTGTTGCAGCCGCAGCCGGAAAACTGGTAAGGCGCCGGAACAGGAAACGCCGGAACCGGAGCCGGGCGCAGCGCGTTTACTAGGTAGTTGTTCTGCGCCTCCTGAGAAGCCGCAAACTTGAGCGTCTGGTTCTCATTCTGCAGTGCCGCAATCTTCTCCGCCTGACGGGTGTTCTCCATCTGGTCGAGGCGTGCAATAATGCGGTCGGTGTCGTTGTGCGCAGTCTGGATAATGTCACGCGCATTGGTTGCCGCATTGTAGTTGGTCTCGCAGAAACCGCGCTCGATCTGACGCTGCGTGTCGCAGCAGCAGCTTGCCATCTGCGTACCCAGTGCGGTAAGACCGGCGGTTACGCCGTTAAAGCCGGTGTTCATGTTCTGGTTTACGCCGTTGATAAGCTGTGCGTTCTGGTAGCCGAGCTGACAAATTGCGTTGTCTACACCGTGGAAGCCGTTAGAAACCGCGCTGCCGAGCGTATTAAAGCCGGTAAGCATGCCGGTGTTCGCGGCGTAGAAGCCGTCACACAGGCCGTTCTGGATGCCCAGAACCGAACGAGACAGGTCGTTGAAGTTGAACTCGCTGCACAGGTCACTGCGCGTTACTGCACCCTGATAGCCTGCGCCGTTGCCGCCGTTGTTGCCCCAGCCCCAGCCGTTGCCGCCGAAGATCAGCGCAATAATCAGAAATGCAAAAATCCACGAGCCATTGCCGCCCCACATACCGTCATTGCCGCCGCCGTTGTTGTCAGAGCCAAGAGCGTAGCCGGTTGCAAAATCGTTATCCATTTGAAAATCTCCTTTTCAGTATATATTTGAACGGAACCGCGCGTATTCCGAACATGACAAATTCATGCCGGATTTTTCTTCAAGATTCCGTAACTGAAAAGGGAACCGTAAAAAATCGTCTGTTTTTTTACAGTTTCGTATTTACTTGATCTTCATGCCGAACTGCTGTGCAAACTGGTCGAGGTCGATTCCCCGCTCTTTGGCAATGTTCATCGCCATCTGCCGCAGTGCATCCGGGCTTTTCCCCTGCATACTCTGCATGAGCTGGTTCACCATCGGATTGTTTCCCGTCATCTGGTTCAGCATCATCATAGGATTTCCGCCGTTCCTCATAAGCTGCAACACCTGCATCATCGGATTATTTACCATCGTTTGCACCTCCCAGTTGTTCGCATAACTTGTTAAACCGTCGGATAAGCTCGTTGAATTCCGTTCTCGGAACATAATCTGACAAATCTATCTCCGCAGGTTTATTCGTTTCCGGCTCCTGTGCTCTGCGATACATCACAAAGTCAGCACAGCCGGTTTGCAAATTAAGCTGTTTGGTGTAGATCGCGCCGTGCGCCGTGTCCGGCATGATAGTAAGCGCACCGGAAAAGTCCGTCTGTACCGCGCGCGCTTCCTCCACGCTTGCCACAGGTCGTACAATATGCTGTGGAGATTGCACCTGCTGTTGCATTGGTGTCTGCATTGGCTGTTGCGGGTACTGCTGTTGATACTGCGGCGTGTAGCCAGTGTAACCATAAGGATATGCCATTAGCCCAGCACCTCCGTAACGTGTTCGCTGATGGATTTGCGCGCAGCCTCTTTGTATGCAAGATATTCCTCCAGATACTCCGTGTTGCCTGCTTCGCGGTAGTCCTCTGCAACGCGCCGAGCGCAAACAGGGTCGTAGCCCAGCAACTCAAGACGTTGTTCGTAACTCATAGGCGTTCACTCCTTATACTTTCAGTATAAGGCTTTTCACTATCCCGAACCTGTCATAAAACTCGCAATATTTTACGTTTGATGCAGTTTAGCTTGCGGTACACGGTGCTTTCGCTCATATGCAGTGTAAGTCCGATCTCAACGATAGAACGCGCCGATGCCCTCATGTCGAACACGGCGCGTTCCTCGTCTGTAAAGTTGCATTCCTGCCGGAGGTATTCCACCTCCGGTCTTGTAAACTCCGTTAATTTCATGCGGTTATCCCCTTGTTATGGTGTCACCGCATATCTTTCCCCTCGTTTTTTCTCTTAGTCGTACAGATGTGCTCTGTCGTTGATAACCAGCAGGCGCAGCAGGTCGGTCGTCAGTGCCAGTTTGCCCTGATCGTCACCCTGCAGGAAGCCCTTGTTCAACAGCTTCTGTACGGTGTCTTTCGCCCACGCCGGGCATTCGGCAACGCTGTTGTATACTTTCTTTGCGTTCTCTGCTTTGCTGATCTCCTGCTTTACAATGTTTCGTGTCTGCTGTTCAGTCATATCTTCAACCTCCTCTGTCAGCATATCCTTAAATTTCTGCCACAGTTTTGGATTTCTCACCCACGGCTCCGGGCAATCCTTGTGAGTCACATCATAGTGACGGCACACGCGGGATGCCGGTACGTGGTACTTTGCCATCAGCGCACGGGTCAGCTTTGCGGCGCGCTTCATTGTAGCCTCCGGGATAACGTACACGCCATTACGGATAACGCTGCACATTTCAATTCCAATGCTGTTCGCGTTCCGGCAGTCGTTGTAGTAACTGCCGCCGCGTTCCTTGCCGCAATGCCATGCCGTGTCGCTGTCCTTTACGCTCTGCACAACGCCGTTCGGGTCTACAAAGTAGTGCGCACTGGCACGCAGGCCGCTTTCTCTTGCAAAAAAATCTGCATTGTTCTGTGCCGTATCGCCGTTGTTCGCGGTGAAATGCAGAACAATCCAGTGCACAGGAAACTCTCTGCCCTTGCGGTAGTTGCTTGGGTTACAGCCCTTAAAAGTGATTTTCATTTTTCCTCATCTCCGATTTTGTCCACCGCGTCCTTTGCGGCGGAAAGTGCCTTTTGCAGCCACGCCGGAACAGGCGCACCGAGGGAAACCGCGTTCTCAACGATAGAGCCGAGTTCCGTCAGCGTGTACCAGACTACTACCAGAGGGCACAGCAGAACCGTATATTCAAACGGAAGCGTCACGCCCGGCAGATGGTCACAAATCATACCGATAAGCAAATCCGCGCCGCCTGCGACTGCAACCACTACGATGGAACCGACTTTGTGAAAAATGCCGTCCCTTGCCGCCTTACTCGACCATTTCCCTTTCTGCATTGCCGCCGCCGTGCCCGTCAGGTAGTCCGCCGCCATTGCGACAACAAACAGCACAACCAGCCAGCCGAACCACCCCCAAAGTGCGGTAAGCACCGCAATGCCCGCCGCAACAGCGGCTTTGAACTCGTTTACATTATTCATTTTATTCTCCTTTGCGCGTTTTCTTTCTCTTTGCGCGTATAAGTTACGCTGCCGTCCCGCCATATTCAGCCGGTACCAGTTCCGGCATACCGCACTCATCAATCAGGATTCCCGCTACCTGCTTTTTCAGCTTTGCGGGAACCTGCTCGAACTCACACTTACCAAGAATCACACGCTGAGAAAATAACATAGCCATCATTTCTAATTCTCCTTCTGATAATAAAATGTAGATTTTTAAGGCGATTCCCGCCAACAACTTACGCATAAACTATTTGCGCCATTTCCGCAATGCAGTCCTCATAAAAAGACTGCTGGTCGGCGAGCGCCGAAACCTGCTGTTTCAGCTTCGCGTTCTCTTCCTGCAGCGTCTCCACCGTCACCAGCTTCTCCGGCTCGGTCTCCGAATGTTCCGCGTCATACGCACTAAGCGCGTCCTGATTGACCGCCACCGCAGTAACCACGTTGTCCTCATCAACGGTTACGGTGCAAAATCCCTTAGTATCAAGGTACGCACTCAGCAGTTCGTCCGGAAGAACGACGCAGCCAGCAAAAGTCTGACCCATCGGGTTGCCGAGGTTTTTACCGTCTTTTTTGATAAAATACATACTTGTCCCTCCTTAACCGAGCGCAATAACTTTGTAGGTGACATTTCTTTCGTTTAACTGGTAGGTATTGCTGGAAGCATGATAAAATGACAAAGTTTTACCGCTCCATGTTAGCATTGCAAAATATCGAGAGTATTCATATACACTTGCAACCGGTGAACCGTTCACCGCGTACATGTGATAATATGCTTCATTGGTATTTTGCACAAACACCATCTTTGGCACAAAATCAAACGTCAGCGTAGTCGGATTACTGTCTCCGTAAGTACCTGTGCCAACGTAGCTCATCTCCTGCACGCGCACCATACCGGCACCGCAAAGCTGCTCAACAATAGAGGGTGATGCGTCAGCATACGCCGCTTTTGTGCCGCGTGCTATCACAACGAACTTGCCGTTGCCGTAGCACACAGACTGCCAGTAACCCGATATCGGCAGCGTTGCTGCTGTCCATGTGATGCCGTCCGTGCTGTATGCCGCTTTGGTGCTGTTGTATGTCACCGCAACAAACTTGCCGTTGCCGTAGCACACAGACTGCCAAGAATCCGATATCGGCAGTGTTGCTGCTGTCCATGTGATACCGTCCGTGCTGTACGCCGCTTTTGTGCCGCGTGCCACCGCAACAAACTTGCCGTTGCCGTAGCACACAGACTGCCAGTTTTCCGATCTCGGCAGTTCTGTCGCTGTCCATGTGATGCCGTCCGTGCTGTATGCCGCTTTGGTGCTGTTGTATGTCACCGCAACAAACTTGCCGTTGCCGTAACATACAGACACCCAAAAATCCGATATCGGCAGCGTTGCTGCTGTCCATGTGATACCGTCCGTGCTGTATGCCGCTTTGGTGCTGTAGGATGCCACCGCAACAAACTTGCCGTTGCCGTAGCACACAGACTGCCAGGAATCCGATATCGGCAGTGTTGCTGCTGTCCATGTGATACCGTCCGTGCTGTATGCCGCTTTGGCGCTGTTGCCTGCTACCGCAACGAACTTGCCGTTGCCGTAGCACACAGACTGCCAGTTTTCCGATCTCGGCAGTTCTGTCGCTGTCCATGTGATGCCGTCCGTGCTGTATGCCGCTTTGGTGCTGTAGGATGCCACCGCAACAAACTTGCCGTTGCCGTAGCACACAGACTGCCAGGAATCCGATATCGGCAGTGTTGTCGCCTCAAACGCCAGCCCAAACTGTACATTGCTTAAATCCTTCGCCGCAGCGCCAACCTGATCGGCTGTCACGTTATGCGGATTATTCTTATCCGCTATATGCGTATTCAGATTGGTCTGTACCGTATCTGCCGCGCTTTTTGCAGCGGCTGCAGCGCTGTTCACGTTCTGAAACAGCGCACTGTGCGCGTTCTCCGCCTTATTGTGCGTCTCAATCTGTCCGCTCACATCCGGTGTCGGAATCGCCGCGATCTGCTGATCGGTATACTTCTTTGCATTGGTCAAAGCAGTATCCGCAGCGCCTTTTGCGTCAGCTCCCACCTGAGCCGCCGTTACGCCATGCGGATTGCTCTTGCTTGCAATATGTGCAGGCACACCCGCCAGCGCAGTATTAAAGTTGGCCTCATTGCCGGTATACCCGCCGTCAACTGCCGAGCTGTACGCGCTCTTTCCATCCGCGCCGGTGTCGCCCTTGGGGCCTTGAATGCCCTGCACACCCTGCGGGCCCTGTTCACCCTGTACACCTTGCGGGCCGGTATCGCCCTTGGGGCCTGTCGGGCCTGTCGGGCCGGTATCGCCCTTCTCGCCGGGCAAACCCTGAATACCCTGTTTGCCCTGAGGACCCTGTTCGCCCTGCACGCCCTGTTCGCCCTTGGGGCCTTGGATACCTTGCGGACCGGTCGCGCCGGTGTCGCCTTTCTCGCCCTTGGGGCCCTGCACGCCGGTATCACCGGTGTCGCCCTTCTCGCCCTGAATGCCCTGCTTGCCTTGCGGACCTTGCGGGCCGGTTTCGCCCTGCGGACCCGCCGGGCCTTGGATACCCTGCACGCCCTGCGGTCCCTGCGGGCCTTGCAGCTTGCCGATGGAGTACCACATCAGATTGGATTCGGACCAAATATAGATATTCTCATCTGCACTGACCTGAAACGCACCGTCTGTACCGTTGGGGAACGCAGCTTCGAGCGCTGCCTTGGTGGGGTAAACGTCCTCAATCTCGAACGAACGTCCGTCATCGCCCTTGTCGCCCTTCGGGCCTTGAATACCCTGCGGACCCTGTGCGCCGGTCGGGCCTTGAATACCCTGCTTGCCGGTTGCACCCTGCACGCCCTGTACGCCCTGCGGACCGCGTGCGCCGGTTGCACCGGTATCGCCCTTATCGCCTTTGTCGCCCTTAGCACCGGCTTCACCGCGCGGACCCTGCGGACCCATTACGCCTGCCGGACCCTGTTCGCCCTGAATACCCTGCGGACCTGCCGGGCCCTGTTCACCCTTTAGCCCCTGCGGACCTTGGTCGCCCTTTAATCCCTGCGGACCTGCCGGACCGGTCGCGCCGGTTGCACCGTCTGCACCGGTGTCACCCTTCGGACCCTGCGGGCCCTGTACGCCCTGCAAACCCTGAATGCCTGCCGGACCCTGTTCACCGGTATCGCCCTTTGCACCGGTTGCGCCGGTCGCACCGCGATCACCTTTGTCACCCTGCGGGCCCTGTACACCCTGAATGCCCTGTGGACCCTGCACGCCCTGCGGACCCTGCGGACCGCGCACATATACCGGAGACGGGATTGCACCCGCCGCACCTGCGCGAAAGCTCATAAGGCCGGTTGTCTGGTCTACCTCGGGGATAATAGCCGGACCCAAATCGCCCTTATCGCCCTTGTCACCCTTATCGCCTTTCTCGCCCTGAATACCCTGCGGACCGACAATGCCGTGAACAACCGTTACGCCGTCCACGTCTTCTACCGAGCCCTCCGCAAACTGCATCCTGCTCCTCTGCGGCAGCGCACGCCCGCCCGCATCGAGCACAACATGACCGCTCGAGCCGGTCGCCTCGAAATTCACGCCGTCGGTTGACGTTTCGAGAACCTTGTCGCTGTTGAGCCGCATATAAACGATCGAGCCGTCCGGTGCCTTGACGGTAAAAACGTCCTGTCCGGTCAGCCGGTTTACTTCGTCGATAACCTCGTTGACTTTCGGAATCGCCGTCTTGCCTGTCAGTCTGTCGAATACCGCCTTATTCTCTGCCGCCGTGCCGGTCAGCGTATCCGGTGCAGAGATAACGCCGTTCGCGCTGATCGTACTGTCTGAAATCTTTTCGATTGCCATTTACTCACCTCACACTCGTTCCGATGGTATACCGCTTGATAATGCCGAAGATACCGAACGCCTCGTTCATTGCATCGTTTTTCATTATCAGCTGCAATGTCTTGTATTTCTTTACCTTGCTGTTGAACGGGAGCACCTGCGGCGCATCATTGCTGTTGAACGTAAAGCGGCTGAAATCAATATCCGTCCAGCTGAAAATATCCGCGATGCCCTCGCGTATCTTACGTCCGAAATCGCGCTCCGTCCGTGCATACACCTGAATCGAGGAACGGGTATACGGCTTCATCATAACGCCGCTGCCGCGCTTTACCATGGTCTTATACGTCATAAAGTCGCCGTCATCGTCTGCCTTGGTGTGCCACTCTGCCGAGATTGCCGTACCGCCGGTAATTCTGCCGTCCTCACCGAGCGTGCCGCCGTCCGAATACTCCTGCATGGTGTCGATATCCGTATTCAGTTTGCAGATACGTCCGTCCGATGTGCCGAAATACAGGTTTCCCCTGCTTTCCATCATGCGTACCGCCGGGAAGTTGTTCCAGTAGTAGCACTCGTAAACGTAATCGCCGTAGGACTGCGGCTTGTACGCTACATTCTGGTTGGTATCGAGCACATAGGCGTGACCGTTCACCGCCAGCACATAATAGCCGTTCCACACCACAGCGCAGGCGTTTTCGAGGTGTTCCTCTTTCGTCAGTGCCGCGTCTACATAGTAACTGCGGTTTCGCGCTACCTGCAGTGCCGTGATATTGCTGCTCGTCAGCGCAAACACACCGGTTCGGCTGAGAAATACCGGTTCCTCCGGCAGATACGCGAACGCCCGTTTTGCCACTGCACCAGCACCGGCGGCGGCGCGTCTTACCGGAAACTGCACCTTGCTTGTGGTCGTGTCGATGTTGTAGCCGCGAAAGTAGATCGTGGTCTCGCTGCGGTCGTCCGCCTTTATGATGGCCTGACTGTCCGAAATCGCGCTGTAACCCACAATAGCTGCGCCGTCCGCACCCACCTTGGTATAGGAGAGGTCGGAGAAGTACAGCGGATTGTTGCTCTCGCAGCGCCAGTCCGTATCCTGTGCGTCCGGGTTGCCGGAAAGAAACACTCTGTCTTGCGACTTGCCGCCGTAAATGCCAGCGATTGTACACTTGATGATTTTGTCCTTGTACCCTTCCACTGTCTTTACAAATGTGATCGTCACATTGTCTTTCCCGGCGATAGAGGGTTTCGGCGGTGCGGTCGTGAATTTGACCTGTCCTTTCTTGCCGTCCAGCGTGTATTTACTGCTCTCCCATACTTTAGCATCTACCTTGACCTCTGCAATGCTTTCCACATCGGTCGTGTCAAGCTGGTATACCGTTGCCGAGCCGTCCGCGCAAAACTCATTCTTGCGCTTGCTTGACAGCAGATTCACATCTTCAAAGCTCGTGCCGCCGCCTTCCGGCTTGTTCGCGATGGAGGTTGTCGGTACATAAGCGTCCGCTGTCGCGTCCTTGACGGTTTCACCGTCAAACACAAGGTATTCGCCGCCCGTCAGCACATAGATCTTGTCGTTCAGGGTAAACGCCGTGCCCTTGCCGTTTGTCAGGCCGCTTTTCAGTTCCTTAATACTGCTGTCTGTCCACTGATACAGCTTTGTGCCGCCGTGCACAAGAAAGTATTCCTTGCCCTTGATAACGCCGCGATACAAGCCGTTTACCGGTGCTTCACAGGTTTGCAGCACGCGCCAGCCTTTCCGCTTCTCGGGGAAGCCGCCGCTGTCCGAAATGAGGTTTACCGTACCCATTGCGCCGCGTGTGCTGTCAACCTGTGTCGGATTACTTGACAAATCCACGCCCTTGAACTTGGAGTATTCGGTTTTGTACTTCTTCGGGCTGTCCGGGATTTTGTAAGTCGCCATTTACACCCACCCCGTAACACTGCGCCACGCGCCGCCGCTCGCCGTCTGCTGACGGCGGGAAGCCAGCATAGACTTTACGTTCTCGTACTCGTTCAAATACTGCGTTGCCATCGAAATATCATCTTCCTTGAAAACCTCTGCCGCGATATACAGCGGAATCGCCCGCTGTGCCTCCTCCGCAAGAGAGAAAGTCGTGTCGCCCGGTGTGTCCTCGGTAATTTCCTCGGGATAAGCCTCATACCAGATAACAAGCGTGCCTTGATACTCTGCCGGAAGATACAGCTCGTCCATGCCGTCAAACTGATAGTCGTTCACGCGCTCAAACGTGTTGTTTTCTCCGCGAATGGTCAGCCGGTCGGGGCAGAACCGCATAAAATCCGGCGCAAGCTCCTTGAGGTGATACAGCCGGTTGCCCTTGGCGTTATCGTCCGGCAGTTCCACTTCCACGCTCTTGTAAATCGGCATGATCTCCGCAAGGTCGATCATTGCGAACCACGCCGCGTGCGGCATTGCCCGCACATAATCCGCCACATCGGGGGAGGTCAGCGCGGTTTCCGTGCCGTAGTTGAGGCGCGAGAAAATCTTATCAAGCGCCGCTTTCTGGATTTGCTCCCATGTCATTCGCTCACACTCCTTTCAAAAAGGAAAAGGCGGGGTTTCCCCCGCCCCTTGTCTTTACAGTTCGGAAGCGTTCGTGAGGGAGTCGCCAACGATGGAGATTGCACGCCAGTCGTTGAAGCCCGCGCCGAAACGCGCACGACCTGACCAGTAGTTTGCGTCGGTGTTCTCGTCCACCGAGGAGCGAACGGTGAGGCTTACGCGGTCAAGCCACGGCATGCACATCGCGTCCTTGTTGTAGTCGGAATCCATCAGCATGAAATACTCCTTGCCGCCGATGGTCTTCGGCAGGTAGTTCCATACCAGTACGTTCCACAGGCCGACCTGAAAGTTGAACGCATTGTTATTGGTGTTCGGGTCAAGCTCAGAACCGATAGCCGCGAACAGCGCACGCTTGAGCTTGCCGGAGTTCGGGATGATGATGGTATCCGGCTTGATGTTCAGAAGGTTGCCGTCGTCGTCGCGGATGTCCTGCATCTGTTCCTGTGCCGCATCCAGAATTTCAGTGTACTTGTCCGTACCTGCGGTGTACTTGAAGCGGTTGGACTGGTTCTTGTAGCCCTTGGTTGCCGAGCCGTGCGCGGTGGAGAACAGGGAAACACCGTCCGCCGAGGTGGTGTCGTACTTCTTGCCGCCGAAGGTGATAGAGGTGCCGATGCCGCCCGCAATCATGTCTGCCGCGTACTTCTCGCGGGTACGGTTGTAGGATGCGCCGAACTTGCGTGCGCGGCTCTCTGCGAGGTTGAACTTGCTGTCCTCGATGAGCTCGCGGGTGACTTCAAAACGGCTCTTCCAGGTGGTCGGCTCGATGATCTTGGAGTAGCCCTCCTGTACAGAGGTCAGCGGATACGCGCCGTTCTCGCCAACATCCTGAAAATCACCCAGCGCGGTTGCCGAGGTGTACTTCTCCGCGTAGTTATTGGTGGTGTCCATATAGAACACCTTGTCGATCATGCTCTGCTCCTGAAAGCTCTCTACGCGGTCTGCGATAATCGCCTTGATGGGCGCCTGCGACTTGCCGAAAAAGGAATCGGCAACGCCGGAAGCCTCAGAAAAAGTAATGCCTGCCATATGTTATCTTGTCTCCTCTCTTGTTTAAGCGGCAACCGATGCCGGCTCAACGAATACGCCGGTAACGGTAGAGTTGGTAGTAGCGCCGTCGGTGGTCAGAACCTTGAAAACGCCCTTGGTCGTGGTTGCGGTAACGGTCAGCGCATCGGTTGCGATGGTCACAGCCGAGCCGACAACGGTCTGCGCAACGGTTGTGGTCGAGGTGGTCTCGAATACGATGTTGTCGTTTACCTCGATTGCCGGATAGTTGCCGTCCTCGCGCTGCGGACCCATGATAATGTGGGTCGGCTTAACGGAAGCGGTGCACTTTGCCAGTGCGCCGGAGGTCAGGTTTGCCGCCATGCCGAGGGTCAGACCCGCCGCACCGGGAAGGTATACGAACGGGGACACATCAGCCACGCGGCGATATGCGATCTTAAACATGAAAAAATCTCCTTTTACTTGTATTTTTTGAACTTAGCCACAAGCTGTGCGTGGGTAAGGTTCGGAAATGCGTGCTTCATCATCTGCATTTCCTGCGGGTCGATTACAATATCGTCACCGCCCGCATTGCCTGCTGTGGTGGTCAGGTGGCTCTTGCCGTTGACATTGTTCATTGCCTGCTGCTTTGCCGCTGCTGCGCGCTTGCCGGTCAGCTGGTCAAAGTTCGCAAGGCGGAACGCATCAACGAGCGAATAGCCTCTGTTGACGTACTCGTTAAAAACGGGTGCGTTCGGGTGGTTTGCCAGTGCAGTAACGTCGGTAATGGACGGGTCAAGGTGGGAAATCTCCTTGATTGCCTCGTTCATCTGCCGTTCGCCCTCCTCCATCTGCACACGGTCAAGCACTTCCTGCGCCTGCCGTACAGTGGGGTTGTTTGCGATCATCTGATCGATCATGGACGGGTCAAGCCCTGCCTGCTGCATCTGGTCGCGCTGATATGCCTGCTGATACGCCTGCAAATCAGATTCCGAGGTGATCGGCTTGTTGGTGTACGGGTCAAGCTGACCCTCGTACATCTGCCGAATGACCTCATCCTTTGCCGCCTGACGCTCCTGCTGAATGCGCTCATTAAACTGCGCTTCCGCTCTGCGTCTTGCAGCGGCAAATCGTGCGTTATCTTCCGCACTCTGTACTCCCTCGGGTGCAGCTTCGGCGGTCTGCTGCTCGTTTTCGCCTGTTTCCTCGGGTCCGATGGACGCAGGTTCGGCGGTTTCCTGCTCGTTTACGCCTGCCTCGGTGGTTTCCACTTCGGTTTCCATAATTTCTTCCATTTGGGTGTTCCTTTCCGGATTTTTACGCTGTTCCATGCGATTTTGGGCATAAAAAAACCGCCCTTTCGGACGGTTCCGCTATTCCCTTTTACTTGCCGCTCTTAGAGGAGCGCAGATCGCCGCCAGTCTTAACGGACGGCTTCTTGGTCTTGGTCTGCTGATACAGCGCCTTGACCTCCATGCTGCCGGAGTTCTTCACCTTACCGGCCAGAGTTGCACACTTTGCCATACTATTTCACCTCCTTTACTATCTGCTTATAGTTTGGGCACTGCGGATTTTTGCAGATAAGCACGAGCTTACCGTCTACAGTGTCCGTCTTCGTGTCAATCTTACAGATTGGACATACCAATACTGCCGCCTCCCTCCTGATAACTCGGCATATCATCCAGATTTACCGCCTGCGTCGGGTCTGCAATCTCGGTCGGCATGCTCTGCTGCATTATTGCCTGTTGCTGTGCCATCATCTGTTGCTGTGCCATCATCTGTTGCTGTGCCATCATCTGTTGCTGTTCCAACCGTTCGGAAAGCTGCTGTTTTACCTCGCTTGCCAGCGGGTAGTGCAGCCCCTCCATGATCGTCCAAAACGTAAGCAAACTCTGCATATCGGCCGGGTCGCCAAAGCAGCCGTTTTCGAGGTTCATTCTCGCCTCCTGCCAGAGGTTTTCACGGTTGCCCGCAAGCGGTGCAGTCTGGTCTACGCTGAACAGAAATTCATCATTCCAGTACGGTTCGCCTGCCTCGTCCACCTTGAGAAAGTCCATCTTGTTAAACGTGCCGTACATCTGCGTGCCGTTGGTGTCCTTGTAAACCATCGGTCGCGGCTCGTCCGAGTACGCCAGCAGGAACTTAAACATAACCTCGAACAATTCCGCATAGGCGGCGTTCTTCATCACCTTTCGGCTTTCCAGTCGTCCGGCGGTCTGTGCCGCTGCAAACTGCTTTGCCGTACCAGAGGTTGCGGTGGTATCCTTGCGCCCCTGGAACGAATCCGTAATACCAATCAGATTACGCATTGCTGTGTAGGTGCTGTCCTCAAACGCCATATCGCGGGAAATATCCGGCTGCAGGGTCAGAACATCGAGCATCGCCTTTTCGCTTGCATCCTCTATCTCAAGGATTTTGAAGTTCTCGTCCGTGCGCCGTATCTGCTTGCCTCGCGGCAGTGTGATAACCGAGCCGCCGCCCAGCAGCTTTTGCGAAATTGCGCTGTCGAGCTTGTTTACAAGCATCTGCTGATCCCGTATCATGTCCACGTCTGAGGACCCTAACAGCTTACCGACAACAGATACATTTCGCCGCAGTACCACCGGATACACGTCCGGCTTGTAGTACGGTATCATGTCGTTTTCCTCGCGCTGTGTAACGGTAGGGTTGCCCTTCTCATCAAGGCTGATATGTTCAACCATCTTGGTCATCGGAATACCGTTCTCATCCGTCCGCGCGAAGTCCTTGACGGTTTTCTGTTCACCGCTCTTACTGCCGCAGTACGGGCAGGTATCGCCCTGCATATCCGCGCCGCACTTGCTGCACGTCTTAATGCGCCGCGCCTGATAGTCATCCATGTACTCCAGCAGTACGTCATTGCACCACGCCACGCGCCCGATACCGCCGTCAGCGTTGTGGAAGTATCCGATGTTCTCGGTTACCAGATCATCTACCACGCTTTGCTCAAAGCCTCGTGCGTCCGGCTGTTCCTCGTCCTCGGCGGATACGTCCTTTCCGTACTTCTTTTTGATGTACTCCTTGCTCTGTGCGAGCTGAATGAAGAAGTAATCCATCTCCGGGATATTGTAAACGCCCGGCTGTGGGATGAACTGCTTGGGATGCAGCAGCGTAACACTCAGTGCGCCGCGCGTCGTGTGCGTCCGCTTGGTGTTGTCCCATTCCACAAGGAACAAATCTCCGCCGTGCGTCGGTGTGGTTCGCTCGTCCTGATCGTTCAAGCGCTCAAAGGGAAGCCGGTCAAGCTCATTGCGGATATAGTCCTCAATGGTTTTCGCAAGCTGTTCGTCTTCCTCGTGTCTCGGCGTAACCTTGGGCGTTGGAATGTCGCTCGATACTTCCGCCTCGATGATTTCCGCAACCACGTTCCGCGCCACTACTGCATCTTGCGCTTTCTGGTTCTTGCCGTGCACCTTGTCGATCTTATGCGTTCCCCGATAGATTTCTTCCCGCTCGACCATCAGATTAAGTTCGTCCTGGTACTTGCTCCTCGCCTTGCTTAGCCTGTCCTGCCACTTCTTCAAAATCGCCTCGTCGCTTTTCCCCGTTTTATCAAACGGATTTTGCATTTTATCACCTCATTTTCAAAACGGATTGCCCCATTTAGATAATAGGTACTCCTTACCGCTCTTGTCGGCGTTGTAGTAATCTTCGTACATATCATCTGACCACTTCGCCCGCTTGCCCTTCGGCTTATCCTCGGTGTAGCTCTGCTGTGTGCGTGCATAGTAGGCAATCGCCAGCGCCATAACGCAGTCATCGTGCGCGCCCTGTTCCGCCTCTGCTCTGCCCTTCTCATTGCGGACAAAGGTAAGCATTTCGCCCAGCGTGTCCGCATCGTTCAGCAGCTCCACACTCTTGCGCACCACCTCAACCAGTCCGGCGATAATAACCGGCCTTGTAACGCTTGTGGTTTTGAAGCCGTAGCTGTCGCGGGGTCTGTGGGTGTAATTGTCCTCGGTCTGCCGGACGTACTGCCGCGGATAACGCAGCCGTTGCAGCTCCTTGATCGGGTAGCTGCTGTAATTGGCCTCTATCGCAATCAGGGCGGTATTGTAGTAGATACCCAGACAATACATCTGTGCCGCATATACGTCCTCATCGAACTGATGTCGCAGCGTACACACCTGCCGCCCGTTGGTGTTGTCGAGCACCTGCCCCACAAACCAGTCTGAGCCCTCGCCGGAAGTATCCCCGCCGATCACATACGGCACGCCGTCCCGCCTGTCCTGATAGATGGAGATATAGCCATCGTCAGCGTCCACCCACTTAATAGAACGATCATCAATCCGCACCTGATTAGATACCGCGTCAAACCGTGTCGAGTATGCAAAGTATCCACGCTTAACCGGCTCCCGCAGTTCTGCAAGCCGCCCGTTGACCTTGGCGGCATCAAAGATGGTCTTGCCAATAACGCCCCACTGCCCCAGACAATACACCTGGTAATAGTAAGGGTCACTGTCCTTGTACCCCTCAAGCGTCCGCTTGTAGTCCTCGTCCAACCATGCGTTATCCTTGTAAGTGGTCTTGAGCGTTACCGCCCGCGGGTCCTTGCGGTCAAAAAACCGCTTTTTAAGCCAGTGCAGCACGTTGATCGGGTTAAACGAAAGCGTAATCTGTCCGTGTATCCGCTTGCCTCGCAGACGTATGTCAAGCTGGTTGAAATCAGCCTCGGCAATCTCGCTTGCCTCCTCAATCCATATATCTGTGAGTTCGCCCTTCGGGAAGGTAACAGACTTGATCTTCTCCGGGTCATCCAAACCCTTAAAAATACAGGCGTTGCCGGTCAGCCTGCATACAATCTTAAGGTCGGTAACGTCAAACAGACTATGCAAGCCCCAGCCGTTAATAACCTGCTGCAGCAGCGCAAACGTAGACGTGCGGTTGGTGTCGCCAACCTTGCGGACCACAAGCACATTGCACAGCGGCTTGCTCATCATGCGGACAACCAGCCGTTGTGCTGCAAATACAGACTTACCAGAGCCAGCGCCGCCGTATAACACAATATATCGGTGCTCATCATCCGAGAGAAGCGGCAGATATGCCGCGTTAAACGCCCGTTTGGGGATATTAACTTGCACCCGCCGCACCTCCTAATTGTACAAAATGCGTATTTTGCATAATAAGCAACGCCGTCCGTCTCTCCCTCTGGTATTTACCCCGAGAAATCCGGCACTCAGCCCATCGAAAACCCTTGATTTTGCAAGTCCGAAAAGTCAATCCTGCATATCAGGGTAAAAAAACAGACCTGCACCGCTGTTACGCGGCTGCAAGTCCTTACTCTGTATCTGTCATTTCGTCATCATCGAGCAGCTTAACCGTGATCGTCTGCGCTCCTACGATTTCCCGGCGCTCGATAAACGCGCCAATGCTCCGTGCGCGCAGCTCAGACGCTTTCAGACGGTCTTTTATATCCGCCTTATCATTACGCATGGTATCGCTCCAAAACGCGTTAATCTCCGCCATATCCGCCACACGGGCACGATCTAACAGCTCGTCGCGGTCTGATACGTATTTGCTTAGTTTTGCTAAGTTTTGCGCGCCTATCGTGTGGTGATTATCTCCCTTGTAACCGGCAAGCCGTGCCGCCTCTGTAGCTGTCTTGCCTTGCTTGTAATAATCAATCCATGCCCGCTGTTTTGCGGTCAGCTTGTCCATACTCTCACCCCTTACTATATATAGACACAAAAAAGCCGCCCCGGTTACTTGGAGCGGCTTTTGTCTGCCTACAATATGTTGTCACTTGTCCATGTCTGCCGTTATCAGCTTATAGACGTAGCTGTTCAGGCTCTCGCCCTTGCTGGCTGCATACTCCTTAATGCGTTCGCGTTCTCCTTTGGGTACTACGATATTAAGCCGATCGTATGCTTTCGCGTTATACTTATTACTCGCCCGTGTTCGTGCGTTTGGGTCAACTGCCATGGTATCACCTCCCTGTTATAGTGTACCACAGCCGTTATCATTGCTCAATTATACAATTCCACTAAATATCATTGCTCAATTATGTTTACTTTACCTATTGCGTATCATTGCTCAATGATATATACTGTAATCACAACAAAGGAAAACACAAACCACCGAAAACAAAATGGAGGTACACACCATGTTAAACACTAAGACCCTTACCGAGAAGAAAACCACAGCGCTCACCATCTACAAGGCAGCCAAAGCCGCTTACCTTGCAGACCAGAGCAAAGAAAACTGGATCACATTCTGTGACGCTCGCCGCACCTGCATGTTACTCGGTGTACGCATTTAAGGAGGTAATCACAATGGCCATCATTAACAAGACTTTCGCCATCGGCGACACCTACCGCGGCACTCGCGGCGATCTCTTTACCGTAACCGCCACCGGCACACGCAAGATCAACGGCACGCGCCGCACGAGCACCGCAACCGTCACCCTCACGCACGAGGGCGGCAAGGCTTACGAACTCGACCTCTCCCACGCACAGTGCCTCTTGCTTGCCAAGTGCTAAAGGTTCTTATTAACCAACCACCCGCCCCGGAGGAACGAGGGCAGAAAGGAAAACCATCATGACTAAGCTAATCGCCATTATCGCCGCCCTGCTGCAGATCGTACCGGCCACCCGCACCATCTCCGGCGAGGTGTACCGCATCGACTCCCCGACCGGCACGCAGGACGCGCCTATTGTTACCATCGTCACCGAAGACGGCCACGAGTGGATCACAGATGACTACATCGCACCGCGTCACACGCCGCTTGAGATCACATTCAGCACCAACAGCACCGCGGACGTAACCGACGACGAGATCATCTTCATTACATCCACCTGGACGCGTTAAGCATGGGAGCCTCACCGCTCCCTCTCATTCTCCCGCCCGGCTCACGCACCCGCGTCAGAGTATTTTCTAAATAGCATAGCAAACCCCGCTCACCAAAGCCATAAGGTGAGCGGGATTTGCCATATTATACGACTGTTTCGGTTTTGCAGGACTCGCACCTGCTTTCAGCACTATGCAAACCGGTATACCTCCACAGGGAGGTATGAACGCTATCGTCGCGTCTGTACGTCGGGCTTTTACCGAGGCTTGCGCCGCTGTCCAGAACGGTTGTATGAAATCCAGAGAGGTATTACCTCACTTTCGCAAGTTTACTTGTGTTCCGTCCTGTGATTAGGTATGCTTACAAGAGATAAACAGACTGGTGCTCTTTCGCGGCGTGTACTTAGCCGCCCGAAAGCGCCGTATCGGCTTTGTAACTTTGTACCGGTGGTTTTGCTCTCGGCTCACTAAGTCCGTGTGAGTGCTTATCCGGGCAGCACTCGCCCTCTCATTATGGGCTGTTCGGCGTTGCTCTCCGTCGTGTCGCAGTTGCTATCGGTCTGTAATCCGGCTGATTTCCTCGTAAGGTTACAGCGGGGAGCGACCCCGGTCGCGGCGTGCCTGCAAGCACCCGCTGAACTCTGCAAAGCTGTTGCAGCAGCTCCGCATACGTTCGGAAACAGATTGTCCGTCTTTCCGGACCGCCAGAATATTATCGTCCTCGTTGGAGGCGTTGTGCTCCCTCCGCCTCATGCAGCTTTGGGAACAGATTGCCTTGCACGTCGTCCACCATGCAAGGCTTGCCAAAAGTCCGCCACATTGCCCTTGACTAAAAAGGTTCCATACGTTACCCGTCCGGCCTCATGCAGCCATTCGGGCATGTTTGCGGTGACTGTTGCCCGCAGGCACCGCATCCCATTCTCAATTTTTAGCGTAAATGTTATTACTCCGTCACCCTCATGCAGGCTTTGGAGCATATCGGCGTGCCGCGCAAAAGACACGCCGAAAGAATAGAAAGGATAATCAATGCCTTCGTTCCGCGAAAGGCGTTTTGTTCCTCTGCCCTCATGCAGACTTTGGAGCAGGTCAGCGGCAGGTCTCCCCACCGCTTTAAGTAGGTATTTGGGGTTAAACAGAAAGGCTTGTCACCCGTCAGCCCTCACGCAGGCTTCCGGGCGTGTGCCCGCCTTTCGGCGGGCTGAAAGCGGAGGAACGAAACTCCGTGATTCCGCCCTTTAGGGCTTTTATCACGATATCATTATACCACCATGTTTAGTATTATTGTGTATTGTGTTTTCCACAATGTTATGCACAACCTGTGCGTATCCGTTCCACTGCCTGTAAAGCTCTTACATGCATTTCGCCCTTCACATGGGATTCGCTGTAATTCTGGTTACGCGCCACGTCCCTCCATTTGCATCCGTTTACATACCGGTCGGTTAGCAACGTCCTGAGTTCGTTGCTCGGAACTTTTGCGATCGTGCTGATAATCTCAGCCCGCACCAGCGCAAGCCGCTCCTGCTCTCGTTTGATTTGATTGTTCAATTCAATGTACGCATCAGCCTTGTTTGCAGTAACATCACCGCCACCGCCCGGCGTTTCCTTAATAGTCGCCGTTGCACTCGTCGCTCGTGTCCATGCTTTTACACGAGCGTTTTCCAACGACGCAATGTTGTTCTCGATTCCTACGGCACGCAAAAGCCATTCTTTAGTCGTCGTGTGCCACTACCTCCTCCATACCATGCTGTGTATATCGCCTGCGGCGGCTGATTCTCGCCGCCTTGCGGACGCAACCCACACCTGGTTCACATCCGCGCGATTTCCCCGTGTCGATCAAATAATGACACGCCCATAGCTTATACCCTTGGCTTGTACCCAGTACCCGCCAGTATGCGCACCCAGCGCATTCGCTTTTCTTTTTCATGCTAATGCTATTCCATTCTCCCGCAGTTCTTCAATCAGATCGTCGATTTTAACGTATTTTCGGGCGATGCTGTCTGCGAGGTAGTTTGTTTCGTCCCATATCCGCCGTAATCGGTCATAGTCGTACCCTTCTTTATCCCGTAGAACGCTAAACATAATTGCCCATGTAGACGCAACCGCCGTGTTCGTTGCGTCGCGTTTGGCTTTTTCTATGTCACCCTGCGTCGCCGGTATTCGGTATGGGTTGACTTTCTTTTTCTTCGCCATTTCCGTACCTCCAATTTTCATACCGCCGCATCTCGTCCAGATACTGTCGCATCTCCGCGCTATACCGCTTCACTCGTCCATCCGCTCCAACATATCAAGGTACTTTCTCGCCATCGCCGCCACCTGAATTGCCTCGCAAGCCGCCGCTTCGGCGTACTGTTCAACGAGATCCACATGCTGCGCCGTCGGGATACCGTCACGGATACGGTGCCAAAGCTGCTCCATCGCCATCTCGATACTGTCGCATTCTTCCCGCAGTTCCTCGGCTTCCTCCGTAATGATTGCCCATCCTTCGTGCTCCGAGTGGAACTGCGGAAAACGCTCATTTGCGCTTTCCAGTTCCTTTTCAACGAGCATCTTTACGTCTTCACTTACTGCATTCATTATTTTCTTCCTTTCAAACACAAATCATCGGCGGGTGCGGAATCTCCGTATCTACCGGTCTCCACAGGTGCAGGCAGTACGGATGGTTGTTTATATACTCCGACTTAGGCGGGTGGAACTGCATAACGCGCTCATCCTCGCCGAAAAACATATCCTTAATAGCGCACATCTCGTCCCACGTCGGGCAGCACTTGCGCTGTGCAGAGCCGGGCGAAACGCTGACGTGCTCCCATCCCATGCCGTTGCTTGCGATCACCCGGAACGACTTGCCGCCGACATACACCTTGAAAACACCGTTTCCGCTGTCGCCGGTGCATCCGTAAAACTCGCGTTCTCTGTCTTTCAGTCGGAACTTGTCCAGCTTGTGCAGGTCAATCATACAGGTTCACTCCTTCAATCTCCGCACGGATTTCCAACGTATACAGATAGTCAGACATGTGCTCACGCTGTGCTTTTAGCAGCTCGATAGGGCATTTCAGCGTAAAATCAAGCGTGCCCGCCGCGTGCTTAACAAGTAGCCGATTCAGCTTTTCATAGCGTTCCTTCGTCTCGTGGTACTCGCGCTTCATGCGCTCCTGCCATGTGTCCGGCGTAACGCCCATCTGGGCGGCGATTTCAGCGATGGTCATTGTGGTAATCCTCAATCACATCAATACCGTATTCAATCGCGCACTCGTTCTCGATACGGCAACCGCGATACTGTTCCCAGTCTTTCGCAAAATACGCCACATCAGCCGTTGACAGCAGTTCCAGCGACTTAGCCAGATACCAAAGCGGACGCGCGTCATGTGGCGCGTTCTGGAAAAACGAATCAATCACTTCCACCGGCTCACCGAGTTCACGCTCTGCGGATTCGATAGCTTTTGCGCGGACTGCGAGAATTTCTTCGTCCGTCTTGTCCTTCATAGGCTGAGAAATAAATAACTTTTTCATTCTTCCACCCTCTCATACGTCTTTGCGAACACATCCGGTTTACACGGGTAGTATTCGCCGTTTACGCCCTTGATGATGTAGTCGCCGACAAATGCGTAAAGCATTCCCTCAAGAGTGCTTATCATCAAGTCGTAAGCAATAACCAAGCCGTCCGCGCGCTGCTTTTTAGCAGTAAAAAGCGCACTGTGAGTGCAGAAAGCACGGATTTCCTCTCGGTTCTCGCCTGTCCACCGGACTGCCTCAATCGCAACAGGTTTCTTGCGGTACTTCATTCCGTTACTCCCTCACATTCCGCCCCGCAAGCCGCATAGCCTGCAAGATCAATCCAACTGTCAGCCTTTCCGCCGCCTGCTGCAATGCGTGCAATCTTGAGCAGCGTCATCATCATGGCAACGTCGTTCGCGTCGATATACACACCGCCCGCCTCATCCACGCACGCGCGCCTGAGGTATGTTTTCCAAAGTTCTGCGATCGTCTTAAAGTTATCCTCCGGTGTGCCGTAGTCCGTCTCGCGCTGTCCGCATACGCACTTCTCCGCCGCGTGCAGGATGTCCGCACGGGTCAGCTTGCGCTTTGCGTCCTCGCCATACTTCTCGACTCCCTCGGCAGTGTCGGGCGTATCGTCCTCGATCACCTCATAGCCTAATAAGCGAGCAACTTCTTTGGGATGCAACTGCGCGTATGCTAAGCAATCACCAGTTTTCCCGTACAGCTTGCATCCGTAACAGTACTTAAGTCCGTTGCAGTAATCATATACGGCAACGACCATATTGGCGTACACCTTCCCGTTTTTTTGAATATCATCGTTCACCCTCCTGTGTCATTCTCTCAACGGCTTTCTTCACGCCTGCCATAATCAAGCACCACTCACCCACCGTTAAATACGCAGCTATATCGCGCACCGCTGTAACAGCGTCACGCGCCATTTTCGGTTCAATCGGCTTGTCCATGTCGGCTTTGGTGATTTCACGCATTGTCCGCCCTCCTGTTCCATGCTTCGGCAGCTTCTTCGTATCTATCCCTGTTGGTAACAGGTGCTATATATTCTGCTTGTGAAATTACACTGTTCTGCCGAAAATAAATTCCGCATTTTTCACAACCGACACGACATTCGATGGTGAAAATAGGCATACTCACCATATACAGATAGTTCGCTTTGCGTTCACAAGAAGCGGATGCCTCTCCCCCGCAGAACGGACAGGGTTTCAGTTTATCCATTGTCTGCACCTCCGCCTTTTCTTTTTCCATAGCTGCAAAAGTCATGCAGGAACATTATGTGCTTGTACACACGGCATATAATCATGCCGCCACACTCGTTTTGTGCATTCTCGCAATCTTTACAGCGCACCACCGGCACAACATCGGCGGCAGGCACGCTCGCAAGAGCCTGTTTTGCTTTATCCCAATCAAAGCCTTGCTCCGCAAGAGCTAAGTTCGCCGCTTCACGGTCAATATAATCAGGCATTGTCTACGACTCCTTCCATTTTTGCCCCACAGCCAGAGCAATATTTCCTATCACCCTCTGGATTTGAACCTTCAAACCACCCGCAAGCGGAACAATGCCAATGATGAAAGCTGTGTCCCCAATCATCTTCCTCAGTTTTAGTGTGTATCCACTTAGCGTGGACAACCGGCACAACGTCGGCGGCTGGCGGCGAGGCAACAATCTCCATTGCCATGGCACCGTCGGAACCGTCCACCCATTTCGCCGCCATCACCGCTCTTATGGCAGTATCTCTCTTAATGTATTCACCCATCGTTTTCCTCCTATTCTTCTGTTTTACTCGCTAAATCTCCGCTTCGTAACAGCAATCGGAAACTCGTCGATCTCGCTTGCCCACAGGCACGAGCCTTTTCCGTTAATCTGTTCCCAGATAAGCGGAAAACCGCCGATACCGTCAAACAGGCTTGCCATAGTGCCGACATGACCGAGCTGCATACACAGCCGATAAAGCACAAATCGCCAGGGCGGGAGTGCGATAGAGTTGCCGAGCGCCTTGTATCGCGCCGCGTCACTGCTTTCCTTGTGGCGTTTTCCTTTGGTGTCTACCCATTCTCCGATATCCGTCCAACCGTCCGGGTAGCCTTGCAGGCGTTCACATTCGAGCGGAGTAAGGCGGCGGACAGACGGTGTGCTGATTACGCGTCCAAATGTATCGCAGCGTCCTACACCCTTATAATCCCTTGCGCACAATGTGCTCGTTTGCTCTTTTCCGTCTAATGTGGTCGGAGTAATAATCGCCATCGGGTCGTGCATACAGTTCAGCGTCTGGCAAACGTCCGGTGTTAAGTGGTTGGCAATATCGCCTTGTCCATTACCAATGCAAATCGGTACATTGTTTCCACCAGTTCCCATTCTTGCAGTCAGAGCAGGTGCAGTCCCGTCATAAATCCGTACTGCCTCGGAGCGGTGCTGTATGTCGTAGCAGGTGTCATTGACCAAAATTGTACGTCCTGCTCCGGTGGCTCCCAATGTATGACAAGGGTCTCCGAGTTGCGGATTGTTGGCATTCGTCTTGCTGGTAATGGTTTCCTCATTATATACAACTGCCGGTCTATCAACCGTATTCAGCGTGTAGCTCTGATCTTCGCGCCATCCCTTACCGTTGCACCCTGCGGTTTCTGCGCGGTCTATTCCGTTGCCTTGCAGGCAGAACACCGTCTGATCGTTACCAGTTCCCAGTGTTCCGCTTTTCTCCGTCTGCACTAAAGCGCCTTTTCCGCCTCCGTCGCATCCGCCTCGGATTCGGACTGCATAAGCAGCGCCGTTTTCAGCTTCTCCGGCAGGTCTTTCCCTCTCCGTTCCGCTCTCCGCAAAATCCCCAAACAGGCTTTTGCGCTCAAACAGTATTTCGGCAGCGGTGCAGCCTCTAAAATCTGCGACAAGCGCGATTCTACGGCGACGTTGGGGCACTCCCCAGTATTGAGCGTCAAGCACTCGCCAAGCAACACTCCATCGTCCGTCCACGTCGCGGTACCCCCCCCATGTCGGCCATCCCTTGTCAGGCACTTCAATATCGGGGGCTTCCGGTTCGATGACTTTGATTGTTTCTTCGAGGACGGCTGCGAAATCTTGTCCTTTGTTGCTACTGAATGCTCCGGGCACGTTTTCCCAGACCATGTATCGAGGGTAAGCTGCTCCACTTGCTTCTCTCATCTCCTTAACAAGTCGTATTTGCTCCATAAACAGACCGGAACGAGCACCCGCCAGGCCGGCACGCTTACCCGCAATGCTCAAATCCTGACACGGCGAACCGCCTATAATGCAGTCAACCCACGGTGCTGTGCGTCCGTCTATTTTGGTAATGTCACCGAGGTGTCTCATACGCCCCACTGCGGCGTTCAAAATTTCATCACTGACCATCCTCATCCGCTCCCAAAATCTCAACCACAATCCGCGGATTCTTCGCATCCACCTCAAAGTGATCTTCAAATCCTCGGATATTCTTCCAACCGTCGTTCGACAGATACCTTGCTTTCACCAACGCATCCTGAATAACCTTGCGCCCAAACGCGCAGATATTATCCTTATCCCGCCGCCTGTCTTTTTCGTACCACCGGTAAATCATATACACCGGCTCCTGAAACTCCGCACCGCCAAGTTGCCGTGCCGCGTGCATCACAACGGTTTCGCACTGCTTTTTCAGCCGCGCCCCCTCCTGCCGGTGTCGTCTCTCTGCCTCGATCAGCTCATTCAGTCCCGGCAGCGGGCCTTTGATTACAAATTTCATCTTTCACCTTCTGCTTGCTTTCACTCGTGCCGCCCACTCACTTTCCCAGTCACTGGCGGCGGGCGCACCGTTAAACATCGGCGCATCCGTTTTGGTTTTCTTCGGCTTGTCTCCGATTCTGTCCCAGATGATGCCTTTCCAGTTGCTCGCCATACTCAGCCGGATAACTTCGACCACAGCCTGTTCGCCGTGCTGCTTTACGTGGTTTTCAATGGCACTAAGCAGGCTTTTTAATCCTGTCGGCTTGTACCCTTCCCTGCGTTCAGCTTTGTATCTGAGCCAATCCTCGACCGCTGAGCGTACCGGTTCGTTAAACCGTTCCGTCCAGTCCGCCTCTTTTGGCTTTTCCGGCTTTGGCGCTTTAGGCTTCGACGGACATTTTGCCGGTTCCGTCACTTCGTCCCGCTCGCAACTTTGGTACTCGTCATACTTGCTGACGGTAATCACAGTGTAGTGCCGATTGGTTTCCACCGTGATTTCGCCGGTCTTTTTCAGTTTACCGAGCGCCGTCCGTACCTGCTGCACAGACAGTCCGCTTTCCGCCGAGAGTGCCGCGTAACTGGTCGCAAACGCACCGCGTGGAATCTCTATGCCCTGCCACTCACAATCCTTGTAATTAGCTCTCAGTAGGACATGCAGCCACAGTTTGCAGGTGGGGAGGTCTTTGTACCATCCCCACTCCGTAATCGCACGGTGCAGTTTAATGTGCCCGTTCATTTCCCATCACCTCAGAACGGAACGTCCGAATCTTCCTCCGGCATATCCGAAAAATCGCTGTTCTCCTTTGGCTTTCCCTCGCTCTTGCCGCCGCAGAAGTCGATACTCTCAACCTGTACTTCCCACGAGCGACGCTTATTGCCGTTCTTGTCCTGCCAGTCGCGGCTTTCCAAACGACCGGAAACAATGCACATATCGCCCTTGTGGAACCATGTGCTTGCGTGCTCTGCCAGCTTGCCCCACAGGCAGATATCTACAAAATCACTCTGATACTGTCCGTCCGTGTCCTTGCGGCTTCTCTGTACGGCAAGCGTACCGCCCGCAACCGGCGTGTTGCTCTGCGTGTATCTCAGCTCCAAATCCTTGGTATGCCGTCCCTGTAAGATGATCTTATTCAGCATTTGCAAATCTCCTTCGTGATGTACGATTTCAGTTCTTCCGGCGTGTAATACACCCGAGCGCCGATACGCACGCAACGGATATAACCCGCCTTGTGGATTTCGTCCAGTGTGTCCACGCTGATGTTCAGCGCGTCCGCCGCTTCCTTGCGCGTAAGTAACAGCTTTTCCATTTATCGTCCCGTCCCTTTCGTATACTCCTGGTTTTCCTCGCTCCACATGGGATAGAGGCTTTGCAGGTACTCCCGCATTTCCCGCTTGATTTCCTTTCCGTCGCCCTGATCTGCCTCTCTGTGACACTCCGGGCACAGCATGACTAAATTCGTCGGAATGCCCATGCCGCCGCGTGCTCTGCTGACGTAATGTGCCGCCTGCAGAACACCGCCTTTCCCGCAGTGTCGGCAAACACCGCCGTCCCGGTCGTAGCATTCCTTCCATACCGCCGGGCTAATGCCGGTAAACTTGGTCTGCCGTCTCATTCTTTCGCCTCATTTTCCATCGCTCTTTTCAGTCGCTTTTTTGCCAGTTTGCGGTTTGCTTTTTTCATCTTTGCCCAGCCTCTGTGGTTATATGCCCAGCAGGCGTATTTGTGCGAAAATTCACTGGCATTTCTTACAAATCTCTTGTAGTTGCCCCACCTCATACGCCGCGCTCCTCCGGCTTCCATTTACTCAGCCAGCCGATTACCGTACTCTCCGGCTCGGTCTCAATGCCCTGCTCCTTGCAGTCCTGCACGATCAGGTTGATAAGCCGTCCCATCTGCAACGTGTTGTAGGTGGATGAGCCGTAGTAACACAGCAGATAACCGCCATTGCAATCCTGCGTTACCCATCCGAGGCCTTGCTTGCTCCACAGGTCAGCGATAAAGTCTCTCTGCTGACCGTTGACATACGGCACAAGTCGGTAATTGTCCCCGATTTCCGGGATGTACTGTCGATAGACTTCCTCCCGCTTGATTCCTAGCTTTGCAGCCAGTTTTGACATGCAAGCCCACGCATAAGCATTTGCCCGCCCGGAACGTTTGTCGTACTTCTTCTTCACCTCGGCGGTATAGGTCTTGCCCTCTTTGAGCTGTTCACACTCCGCCCGCGCCATAGGCGCGTTCTTGATGTGCAGACACAGCCAGTTGCCTAGATCGTTATGCACTACCTGTGCACGGTCAAACTCATGCGTCATTCTGCACCGCCTTGTGCTGTTCTGCCTTGATCGCGTTCCACTTCGGTTCAAGCTCCAAAATCGCAGCATTCATCTTTACAATGTCGTTTTCGTCCTTCTGGTACTGCTCACGCCACAGTTTAGACGATGTATCCACATCTTTGCCGCTGATATCATAAAGCAGCTGCTTTACGTGTTTTGCTTTCTTCTGGACTTCGGTCAGTTCGGCCGGCGGCGGTACAAGTTCAAACCGTGCTTCTCCTTTTTCATCCTCAATCACAAGGCCGGAAATCCTGCGCTTGTCATACTGGATACTGCGCACACGGAACGACTGCTTGCACTTGATTCTGCCGTTTTGCTCGGAATACTCTTTATCCCTGAGCCGAACCCAAATCATAGGAGCCGTGTACAGTTCTCGGCCAATACCCCAGTTGGTGCACGCCCGCTTAAAGCTATCGCTTGCCTGTCCCTTTTCCTTCTCGGTATTGCTTTCCGTGCCTACGTCCTGCTTGACAACCCACTGTGCTTTTTCTGCATCCCAGACAGAGACATTGCAGTAAAGCCGACCATCAATGATAACGTGTTCGCGCTTCCAGTTTGTCTGACCGTACACCTCGTCCAGAATGGACATATCGCAACGTGCGTCCTTGTAGAGTAGCAACGAACACGATACGCCATACTGAGACTTTGACACCTGCGCTACGCGGCACTCGATCTCGTCTGCATTAAGCAACCTGATGTTCATATCACTTCACCTGCAAATTCATGTTTTCTACCAGCTCCGCGCCCGGTACGGCCTCGCCGGATTTCAGCAGCTTGCCGATTGCCGTCTTGTCCGGCTTGCGGTCGATAACCACCTTACACAGATCGTCCGGCACCATTACGTCATTGGTAATGCTCACCTGCATACTCTTGCGGAACGACAGCGCAGCCCTCGGCGTGCTGATCTTGTCTTTGCCTACAGCAAGCATACTGTCCGCAAGGTGCTGCTTCATGTACTCCATGCGCTTCTTGGTCGCATCCTCTCGCGCCTTGAGATTGTCCCGCTCGTTCTTGAGCGCCTTAATCTCTGCGTCAAGGTTCTTGATGGTGACGGCATACGCCTCGGCCTTGTCCTCAAACGCCGCGTCCAGACCGTCTACAGCCTCAAAGCCGCTGACCTCGCCGGTCTCCGGGTCTACCGTGATAGCCTGCATTGCAGTCGCAAATTCCTGCGTCAATTCGTATAAATTCATGGTTCGTCCTCCTGTTCAAAGTCCTGCACAGCAATCCGTAAATCAAGCAAGAAGTTCTTAATCTCGATGCTGAATAGGTGTTTATAATTCTCCAGATGCAGGCCAATAGCAGTCTCGGCTTCCCGCATATCCTGCAGCTTGTTAATCCTGTTCTGGTCTGCCCTCTCCGGCGGCTCTAACGCCCGCTCGGGGCAGCCGGTGATAGTATCACGCATTGCGCAGTGCCTCCAAAACGTCCTCGTCATGCACGATTTCCGTTTTTCCGTCTTTCGTTTTCGCCCATGCCTCATCACCAATGCGGGTATAATATTCCTTTGCTCCAGTGATCTTTTTGTCTTCGACATTCATCAGCCAAACCGAAGCGGTATATCCCAGTGTAGAAACATTCATGTCAATGCCTGTATCCGCTTCGCTGTCCTGTTTTTCAAGAACCAGATCAAGCAGGCTGTGAAACAGCTTCTTGTCTTTCATTATTCATCCACCTCTATAATCGCGCCGTTTTTCAGCATATAAAACGTATCCGCTTTGATGGTTTCTCCATCTACGCAAACAGCCTGAACGCCTAAAATGTGCATTTTTTCATCACGTTCCGTGAGCACCAGCCAACAGCCGACAGCACCTTTCGCTTTGCTGCCATACCCGGTAACGACCGCAATGCTTTCCGCTCCTCCAACCGTGGCGGCGCTCCAGTTGCCCGTGTTTGTGGCGGCGCTCCAGTTGCCTGTGTTTGTGGCGGCGCTCTGGTTGCCCGTGTTTGTGGCGGCGCTCTGGCGGCCCGTGTTTGTGGCGGCGCTCTGGTAGCCTGTGTTTGTGGCGGCGCTCCGGTTGCCCGTGTTTGTGGCGGCGCTCTGGTAGCCCGTGTTTGTGGCGGCGCTCTGGTTGCCCGTGTTTGTGGCGGCGCTCTGGTTGCCCGTGTTTGTGGCGGCGCTCTGGTTG